CATACACCGGGTAGGCAATTTACTTGTGTGTTATTTTTAAATGATTACATAGAAGAAGAAAAATACCCACATGCAGGATATTTGTATGCTACATTGAATAATGATAATAGAATGAGTTATGAAGAATGGAAGCCTGAAGCAGGTAAGTTAATAATACTAGATGGTAGAGTATGGCATGGCACATATCCTACACAACAACAACGAAAAGTCTTTGTAAGTGACTTTACATTTGACGTAGGAGAGTTTTAAGATGGCACAATGGATAGCAGGTATAACACGAGGTCATAACGGAGCAGTTTGTCTATTAAAAGACGGTGAAGTTATTTTTAGTTTAGAAGAAGAACGATTAAGTAGACAAAAGTATGATGGCGGACCTTTAGCAGGTATGGTTAAAATACTCGACTATACAGATAAAATTGATTACTTAATAATTGCACATACACAACCATTAGGTGAGACAGCAGGTAAAATTGATTTTAGCGGTGACGATATATACACTGGACTTGCTCGTAAATTAGGATTAATTGATAGGAAGTACGAAGGTACTGAACACCCTCAAGTATTAGATTATGCATTTGTACACCATAAACTACATGCGGCGTGTGCATTTTATCGCTCAGGATTTAAAAGTGCAACAGCAGTTATTGTAGACGGAGCAGGCACATACATTCCTATGAATTTTGGTAATACCTCTGAAATGACATGGGAGTTAGAAACAATATTTAATTGTGAATACCCTGCAAATATTAAAACAATATGGAAGCACCAAGGCGGTCGTGGACCTTATATGGGTGCTAAGATGAATATACCTAGTGAGCGTGAAGGCGAAAGTGGAACACACGAATTAGTACTTGACGATACAGCAGGAATTGTAAAAGCATATGAAGCAGTAACACAATACTGCGGCTGGCAACCAATTGAAGCAGGTAAAACTATGGGTCTATCACCATACGGCAAACCAAACGATGGTATACCTCCAGTATATACAGATGATGGCGGTAATGAATGGGTGTCTGCAAATAGAAATTTAATTATTCCAACTTATCCAAACGGTGCTGTTGTAAATGAAAACAGATATGAAGCCTTAAAAACTGAACAATCAGTTTATGAAAATGGTGAAGATTTAACAACATTACAAAGTCGTAGAGATATGGCGTATGCAGTACAAACAGAATCACAACAGCGTGTACTAGAACTTATATTAAATGCAGTTGAAATGACCGGGAATAAAAACGTTGTACTCAGCGGCGGCTATGGACTAAACTGTGTAGCAAACTATTTCTTCTTAGAAACACTTAACGAACATGGTATTAAATTGTATGTTGAACCAATTTCAAGCGATGCTGGAACATGTATTGGTGCGGCAATGTTACATTATCATCATATGATGCAAGATGATAAACAGCGTACATATGCAGATAGTTTATATTTAGGCCCTGCGTACTCTTATACTGATAAGGAAATAACATCAGTAGTAGAAAAATATGATGCAGAAATAAAAGACGCAGAAAATAAAGATGTTATAGAATTATTAACAAATAAAAATATTGTAGCAATGTTCCAAGGACGTTCGGAATCAGGACCGAGAGCATTAGGTAATCGTAGTTTATTGTTTGACCCATCATACGAAGATGGTAAAGATCATGTTAACAAAGTTAAGCGTAGAGAATATTTCCGTCCGTTTGCTGGTAGTATACTACACGAACATGCACACGAATGGTTTGATATGCGTGGATTAGAAGAAACACCGCACATGATGTATGCAATGAATTGTCAACCTGGTATTGCTGAAAAGATTCCTAGTATCATACACGTTGACGGTACATGTCGTATACAAACAGTAAAAGAAGAACAAAATAAAAATTATTATAATTTAATAAAAGATTTTTATAATGAAACAGGATTACCTATTTTGTTTAATACAAGTTTTAACTTAGGCGGCGAACCATTAGTAGAAACACTTGACGATGCGATAAGAACATTATATGATAGTGATATAGAGTACCTATACTTACCTGAGTATAAAAAATTAATTAGTGTGAGAAATTAAATGACCATTAAGAAGCAGATATTGGATCATATCCAAGATAACTTCTCCGACACGTTTTCTTTACAACAAGAATATAGAAGTCATCCAGGATATAGTAAACTAGAAATAAAAAACTTTTTACCTATAGATCTTGTACAAAATATGGCTAAAGAACTAGACGAAATTCCTTTAGAGGATTGTAAAAAATTTACACGTAAAGGTAGTCGTATGTATGAATATAATAATGTTGATAATACGCCTATTCAAGATGCTGTTGTAAGTGCATTACACGGAGCAACATTTTTAAAATGGTTACAAGAAATAACCGACACTGTTGATTTAATACCCGATCCCCATTTAGTAGGAGCAGGATATTGCAAAGCATTTACAGGTGATAGTTTAAAAGTACACACAGATTTTAATTGGAATGAGCAACTTAGATTGCATAGACGTTTAAGTGTTATAATTTACTTAAATCCTAAATGGCAAGAAAGTTGGGGAGGCAATTTAGACTTTTATGACACTGATAGAAAAACAGTTGTAAGTCGAGTTGTACCAGACGCAGGTAACTTAGTAGTATGGAGTTATAATAATTTAGCATATCATGGATACCCCGAACCAATGAAGTTACCACAAAATCATAGTAGAAAAAATCTTCGTCTATTTTACTATGTTAGTAACGCTAAACATGATGATAAATTTCCACCACATAGAAGTTTATACTGGTTTGACGATAAAGAAAAGGTTCCATACGATAAGCCATGGGAAAAATAAACTTACAATTACCAGACTTTGATTATAAGAATCTTAAATGGGTGCATGAAGATAATGTAACTATATCAGATCGTACAGACGAGTTTGAACAACAAAATTTAAAATACATTGATGCAGGATATCATACTGACAATAGTATGTACTATCGTGCATTTGAAGTTACTGAAGAAATACATAATTTCTGCAAAACATTATTTCCTAGATATAGCGTAGGAATAATGAAACAACCTCCAGGTCAAACATTACCAAATCACGAAGATACTTATTTTCAATTTGCAAATAAAAATAATATCGACCCGTACAAGTGTTGTAGGGTTAATATTTTTTTAGAAGATTGGAAAAGTGGACATTATTTTGAAATAAATGAAAAAAGTTTCTTGCATTGGAAGCGTGGTGATGCTATAATAATAAGAAGAAATCAACTGCATTTGAGTGGAAATATGGGTATGACCACAAAGTATACTATGCAAGTAACTGGAGTTTATGATGAATTTACGAGGCGCTAAACCTGTAGTAGACTACTACTTTAAACATTATATTAGCAATTTAGATTGTAGCTCAGAGCTATACAATGACAGTTTACCACAAGAGTTTACTGAAAACTTTTATAATTGGATTAACAGTAGTAAGTTAAACAACTTACAAGGATTAGATCTATTTCCTAGTAAACGTCTTGTATGCGGCACAGCACAAGCATTTGACCATTTTTATCTAAAACACAAGGCCAAACGCTTTAGATTTTATAAGGGCGAATTTATGTACCACAGTGCTTGTTTAAAGCATGGTTTTGATTGGGCTTACATAGAAGATAGTAAACTAGATAATAACGATGCTGTTATTATTAGTGTTCCGTTTAGCGATGCAGGTATACAACTACCAATGGAGAACATTTTATATAATTGTGCTGGAATGGATATACCTGTACTATTAGATTTTGCATACTTTCCGTGTACAAAAAATATTAACTTAAACTTAAAAAAATTTAGTGCAGTAGAGACGATTACATTTTCAATTTCAAAGGCATTTTACGGTTGTGAATTTTTGCGTGTAGGTATGCGTTTACAGCGTAAAGATGAAGACGACGGTATTGACGTATTCAATTCTGTTGAAATGATTAATAGAATACCGTTAAGTATTGCTAACAATCTAGTACAAAACTTTAGTATAGACCATAATTGGAATACTTACGGCAATGTATATATGCAAGTTTGTGCAGAAAACAATTTAGAAGAAACAGATTGTATTATGTTTGGACAAGGCGGCGAAGAATATGCAGAAAACAATAGAGGCGGAAAGTACAATAGGGTAACTGTTTCAGACCTTATAGGACAAAAAATAAATGTTTAACAAATTACAAAACTGGCTACCTGTAACATTAGTAAACGAACTAGACAACATATTTACAGGCGACAAAGTATCATGGATATATACACCTAGTACTGTAAATTATCAAGAAGTAAACAAAGTAGATGGTATTGAAGACAGTCATCAGTTTGTACATTTACTTTACGATCAAGGACAGCCTGTAAGTCATTTATGGGAAGGAGTAAGACCATTAATACATTTTTTTGAATATCATAAAAAACTTCAAGTGTGCGAACTTGGCAGAATAAAAGCAAATATGTTATTTCAAGATACAACAACATCAAACAGTTACAATACACCACATATTGACGTACATGATGATGAATGGACAAGTTTAGTTTATTATGTAAACAAAAGCGATGGTCCAACTGTAATGTTTGATAATAAATTAAACCAAATAGATCAAAGTATTTTTGAACAAGGTAATGCAGTATTTTTTCCAAGTAATAAATTACATAGTAGCACTAACCCATTCAATAATTATAGAAGAATAGTAATAAACATAACAATGAAGACAAAGGAGAACAAATGACAATAGTAAGCAGTCACAATGACTGGGATCCACTAGAAGAAGTGTTTGTAGGAATTGCAGATCATGCACGTATTCCAACAGTAGATAAATCAACACACAGTTTTGGTTTTGCAGATTGCAAATATGAACATATCAAAGACTTAGAAGGTCCTAGTCCTAAATGGGTTATTGACGAAGCAAATGAAGACCTTGACGGTTTTGCAAAAGTATTAACAGACTTAGGTGTAAAGGTAAGACGCCCTGAATCAATTGATCACAGCGTGGAGTTTGGATCACCAGATTGGAAAACTACAGGTTGGTATACATATTGTCCAAGAGACTTATTACTGCCTTTAGATAATGTTATTATTGATTGTCCGGGTGCTATGAGAGCAAGACAGTATGAAACAACAGCATACAGAGAGTTTTTGTACGAAGCAATGGAAGGCGGTTCACAATGGATTAGTGCGCCACGTCCTAAATTGCTTGATGACATTTATCAACTTGAAGATCTAAGTATTCCTACACTTGTAAACAAAGAAATTGTATTTGATGCACCTAATGTAGTACGTTTAGGTAATGATTTGTTGTATCAAGTAAGTAATTCAGGTACATTATTAGGCGGACAGTGGTTAAAAACTATCCTTGAACCTTTAGGATACCGTATTCATCTTGCTGAAAAGTTTTATAGTTATTCACATTTTGATAGTACAGTTATTCCACTACGTCCTGGACTTGTATTGTTTAATGGTGACAGAATCAACGAAGATTGGTACCCACCTATCTTTGAATCATGGGATAAGATTTTCTTCCCAGGTGACAAAGTACACGACATTGGTACTAATTTAGCAAATGGTGTATCACCTTGCAGTAAGTACATTGGCTTAAACTTTATGAGTGTTAATGAGGAACTTGTTATTTGTGATGAGAACCAACACGAACTTCGTAAAGTATTAGACCAGCATGGTATTGAATCAATCGGATTACCTATGCGTCAAGCACGTACTTTGTCAGGCGGTTTTCATTGTGTTACGTTAGATACTAAACGTAAAGGAACACGAGAAGATTACTTTAATTAATGCGTGATAATAACAGAGGACATTGGCTTCCATTTTTAGAATGGATGATCACAACCAGTTGCGACTTAGCTTGCCCTGGTTGTGATCGTTTTATTGATTATAATCATAACTGGACAGAAAGTTATGATGATATCGATAAGAATATGTCCTTTTGGTCTAAACATTTAGACCCAGATAACTTCACACTTATAGGTGGAGAGCCTTTATTACACCCTTACATTTACGATATTATTCGTAGTACACGTAAACACTTTGATCATGCAACTATTGAAATATACACAAATGGATTATTGTTTCCAAAAAGACCTAAGCTAATAGAATTATTATTAGAGTTAGGTAATGCTAAAGTTAGTTTAACATATCATAATAAAGATCCTGAAATAAGAAATATTATTGATCGTAATATTAAGAAATATATTTTTAAACATTACGGATTTTATCAAACAGCACCAAACATTTGGAAATATAAAGATGTTACGTTTGAAACTACTGATCCTACAGACGGTGGCTGGTATGATTATAGACAAAATATAAACGGAATACTTAAACCTTGGACAGATAATAAACCAGATGAAAGCTATGCTAATTGTATGGCAAATGTATATCCTATAATATATAAAAATCGTTTGTACAAATGTCCTCCGATTAGTATGTTAGAAACACATTTAACAAAAAGTTTTCAATTAGGTGATGACGACTGGGCACCTTATTTAAAATATAAAGGTCTAGGAATAGACTTTGAAGAAACACAATTAGAAGAGTTTATAGATAATATACGAAAACCAAATTCTATTTGTGCAATGTGCCCAGCTAACCCTCAACTAAAGCCACAACAAGATGCAATAGTAAAACACAGAGTAGAAAAATTATGAAAATACCATCAGCTTTCTTACAGGGCGGCGCACGAACATACGAAACACTTGTAAACAAATATGAAGGCATACTAGGCTTTGATATCGACCAAGAAAACTTTGTTGTACATCCTAAAATGATATTGTTCTTTGAATTTGTGGGCAATAACGCATATATGCTACAACAAATGCCATTAATGTTAGAACGTTTTAAAGATAGTGAATTATTTTTAATATTAGATGATAGTTATGAAGGACTAGCAGACAAAGAGTTTATGCAAATGTTTAAAGATGCACTTACGCAAAGTAAATGTGTAAAGCATTGGAGAATATTATCTAGTAATATGAAAATGAATGACATATGTAAACAAGTATTTGGGCATTCAGATAACTTTCAATATTTTAATATACATCTTCATCTTAATAGTTACGATAATATAGATATACAAGAACACGAATGGGCAGTTAACGCACAATTACGAGATAAAAAGTTTATGTGTGTTAACAGACAAGAAAGATATCATAGAATACTTACAGTTGATCATTTATTGAAAAATGACATAGCAAAACATACTTTCTTAAGTTGTATGTTAGGAGAATATAAAGCTCTTATAAACAATTCAAAGAAACAATGGTCTGAAGATGAAAAAAATCTAAGACGATTTCTTGATCCTGATCTTGATAAATTAGAACTTACACAAGAACAAAAGGATAGATTGTCTTGCTTACCGTTACAGCTAGATGTAGAGGAAAGTCAGCATCATGCAATTAAAGTTAATATGCCAACACTTGAAAATTATTTCCAACAAAGTTACTTTAGTATTATAACTGAAGGTGATTTTTCTAGAGGCGAACAACGACAAATGTTTACTGAAAAAGTATTAAAGTGTTTCCTTTATGGGCATCCTTTTGTAATAATTGGTCTACCTGGAACACTTAGCTTACTACAAAATTTAGGATTTATAACATTTAGTTCTATTATTGATGAAAGCTATGATAATGAAGTTGATGACGAAAAACGTTTGTCGATGTGTCTAAAAGAAATAGATAAATTAAATTCATATAATATAAACGAACTAAAAAATATATATAATGATCTAATGCCTATATTACATCATAATTATCAAACATATAAAGTAATAAACAGCATGCCAGCACCTAATAAACTAGCAAATGATTTAATTAGTTGGTATTCAAATGATTAACAATAAAGTCTTTAGTTGGTAAATCCAAATCTACTGCTTTTTTCTTAATAATTTCTTTCTCAGCAATTGGTAAATTCTTAATATCCAACAATTCTGGATATGTAAGTACATTGATATACCAGTCAGCATTAAATTTACGTACATACTCTGTAATATTTTCAATATCCTGATAGTTATTTAAGTGCATAACAGTATTAAATTCTAATTTATAGTTTTTATTAACTACATAATCTATAAATCGTCTTACTTTAGTCCATACTGTTCCTGATCTTACTTTTTCAGCAACCTTACCTACTCCGTCAATACTTACAATAAACATAACTGATTTAAATAACTTCCAAATTACTTCCAATTCACTATTAGGCATATACATTGCGTTAGTATTGTATACAACATCAACTTTTTTCGGATCCTTTACTAATTTTAGTAATTCTAAATGTCGTGTTGTACTTAATGGCTCGCCACCTAGGAATAAAATTTTATTTACAGTACTAGGAATACTAGTAATAGTGTCAATAGTCATATAATCATATTTTGCTTTACCATTTTCACGTATTTCTTTAGCTCTCCAACTAGTACTAAACTCACTATTACATCCGTCGCAAGTTAGATTGCAAAGATTATCAATACCTATTTCTAAATATTCTAATCCGACTGAATCAGTGTTGTATTTTTCATTAAATTCTTGACGTAAACTTCTATGTTGAATACTTTCTTCATAATAGCACTTTTCGCATCCACTTATATATTCGCCCGAAGCACTTAAATCACGAAGTTCTTGGTATTCAGGACTGTGTAATACGTTTTCGATATCTCCGTTAGTTTTTCCAATAGGATGTTTAAACCGACAACACGGATATACTCGGCCACCTGGTCTTATGTTTGTATGTTTCCAAAATGCACTACATAAAGTTGACATAATCTATTTCGTACCTATCTAGTTGGTTATATACTTCTTTAAGCAACAACTTTAATTCTTTATCTTTATAAAACGGTTTTGTTTCTTCATTTCTGTAAGGATCAAAAAAATCTACAGTATTAGGATAAGATTTTGAAACTTTATTTGAATTCACATCAACTAATATTTTTTTATCTTCATTAATTGCAATATCTAAAGTTTTTCCTAGTCCTGTAACTATAAAATCACTCCTACTAATAGCATACTGTAGCTCATCGTGACTGTATTTACTACTTTTGATACTTACTACGTTTATTTTGTCTTTCAATTTATGTTCTAAGTAAATTATAGTGTCGTGATCAACTAAATCCTTTGCTAATAGCAAAAAACTAAACTTATGTTGATTATTATCGTCAAATAATTTATCTATATGTTTCATTTGTCTACAGAATCTAAAATAAATTCAATACACACCCTTTCGTGCTCACTCACATTAGTAGTTTGATGAGATTCTATGTAACTAGGGTAGAAGTACATATATCCTTCTTGCATTTGTAATAATTCTTCAGGACAATTATAGTGAGTACGGTTAAAAGGATCATAAACTTTGTCGTACCAGTGTGTATCAATTGGTTTTCTAAAATTTATACTGGCATTCTCTGCCGGAGCATTAAGAAAATAGATACCTGTTACTAAACTTTTAATTCTATTCTTAGGAACAGTCATCCCTCCCGGCGGAATTATAGTAATCCACATGTCTGTAATAGCAATCTGTCTATTACTTTTAATTTTATATCGATCAACCATAAGATTAGCATATGTTTGTATTTCAGGACCGCTTGCAATACGATTAAAACTGTGTATACTTTGTAATCCGTTAGGACTTGACCAAACACTGCTATGATTTGCTGTGTTATAGTTGACATTGCTCTTATACAAGTCGTGTACAATGTGCATTAGTTGATCTTTAATGTCACTATGATCCTGTACTTGTATTTTGTCAACATTACATTCTATTATTGGACTACTGTCTATGGTTAAATTGTGCATAATGTATTTACGAGATTCAGACTCTACAATTATTAGGTCTGAGGCCAATAAATATTACACAACGGAGAATAACTTGAAATTACCAAAAAATATATGTGTAGTAGGAGGCGGGACAGCTGGATTTGTTGCCGCACTTATTTTAAAAAAGGCCTATCCGAGTATATCAATCCAAATTGTTGAATCTAGTAAAATAGGAACAATAGGTGTAGGTGAAGGATCTACTGAACATTGGAAAGAATTTATGGAGTATATGGGATTCAATAAAGCAGAGATGCTTACAAAGAGTGATGCAACATTCAAAGCAGGCATAATGTTTAAGGACTGGTCAAAGAACGACTATTTACAAACAGTTGAAGGAGCCTATAATATACTAGCACATGATTACCCTGTACTTTATGGTAAATTAATCGGCGATGGTCGAGCTCCTAAGGATCTAGTTGAAGATGAAAGTTGGACTGGTAATATTTTTTGGACAAATGACGTTGAAGAAATACTTGCAGAGTTTCCTGTTGCTCAATTCCATTTTAATACCGCAAAGCTAAATGAATACCTACATGAAAAAGCACAGAGTATAGGTATAAAGATTGTAGATGATATAATAGAAGATGTAGTTACTGATGAAAATGGTATAAAAAGTATAAGCAGTAAAGAAAATACATACGAAGCAGACTTTTTTATTGACTGTACTGGGTTCAAACGTATGTTATTAAACACGTTAGGTGCAGAGTGGGAAAGTTATAGCAAGTATTTAAAAATGAACCGGGCTATAGTATTCCAAACACCAGACGAAGACACTTACCCTATGTGGACATTGGCACAAGCAATGAAATATGGTTGGATGTTTAGGATACCTGTCTGGGGAAGGAAAGGCAACGGTTATATTTTTGACAGTAACTATATAAATGCCGATGAAGCACAACGTGAAGTTGAGCAAATGCTTGGGGAAGGTATTGATGTCCGCAAAGAAATTAGTTTTGATCCTGGTGCAGTTAAAAATCCTTGGATTAAAAATTGTGTTGCCATTGGATTAAGTGCAAGTTTTGTAGAACCTCTCGAGGCAACTAGTATCGGAACAAGCATTCAACAAAGTTTTTTACTTACTGACAGAATTTTAAACTATAACGAAGTTACTGTTAACAAGTACAATAAAGAAGTTACAAGCATACTCAATGACATTAGAGATTTTATTGCTTTACATTATATTACAGATAGAGACGACAGTGATTTTTGGAAAGACCAAAAAAATGTTCCTCTTCCTCCTAACCTAGAAGAAAATTTAACGCAATGGAAAAATAGATTACCAACTACCGGAGACTTTGATAGTACAAGTGACTACAAATTGTTTGATAAGATGCATTATATTTTAGTAATGCACGGGTTAGGACTATTTAATATTGAAAAAATTAAAGAACAATATGAAATGTTACCACAAAGCCAAAAAGAACTTGCACAACGGGTAGTAAATGATTCAGAATACAGTCGAAGCAACTATAGAACAATACCTCACAAAGAAATTATACGTTTAGTAAGGCTTTTAAATGGCTAGACTTTTTACCTTCGGGTGTAGTTTAACACAATTTTTTTATCCTACATGGGCCGACTTATTAATTTGGCATTTTGGAGATAAACTTGAAAAATCAGAGAACTGGGGGAAGTCAGGTGCCGGTAATCAATATATTTTTACTAGAATATTTGAAGCAGATTCGATTTATAATTTTACAAAAGACGATATCATTATAGTACAATGGACAAGTATGCTACGAGATGATAGGTGGATCGAAGGAACGGGCTGGCATAATGCAGGAAATTTATATCACGGCCAATTAAAACACGAACCAATGACATTAAATAATTTTGATTATAGAGATCAGTACCAATGGGCAGATCAAGTACATTGTGTAATGAGAGACTGTGCTATGATTGCAAGTATAGAAATATTTTTAAAACAAAAAGGTTGTAAATATATAAAATTTGCTTATGCAGATCATTATAATAATTTAACTGATAAAAATAGTAAACTCGACTACACTGAGCCACTTACTCCGAGCAGTGTAAACGGAGTTCTTAATCAATATAAAAATTATTTAACTTCTGATGCTCCTGCAATTATGGATTGGAACGGATATAATCCTAAAGATCCGGAAAAATATGTTGACAGTCGCCCAATGACGTTAGCAAATATGGGAGATACTTTAGAAGAAGCTCGAGCCGAGATGCATCCTTTACCGTTTGAGTATTTAAAATACTTAGAAGAATATATTTTACCTCTGCTAGGTGAAACTGAATTAAATGAAAAGGCAATAGAATTAGCAGAACATTATCAAACTAAAATAACAGAGAACTACCTACCAGTTTTAAGTAAACTTGGATGGATAGAATTAAACACAGATAAGATAGGATGGTCAGATGACTAAAACACCACCAGTAATTGGATTAGATAGAGACGGAACAATTAATAAAGATATCGGAACGTATGTAACAAAACCAGAACAATTTGAACCTATTCCAGGTAGCTTAGAAGCAGTTAAAATGATTAGGGATAAGGGTTACGATGTAGTAATATTGACTAATCAAGCAGGTATCACTAAGGGAAACATGACGGCAGAGGATGTTGATATAGTTCACGAACACATGCTAAGATTATTTGGACAAGTAGGTTGTAGCAGTATTAACGGATTGTATTATAGTACAACTAATTTAAAAGATGACATATATGCTAAACCTAATATAGGAATGTTTCGTCGTGCTGAAACACAGATTGGTGTAAATTGGAAGAACGGATTATACGTAGGAGATAAAATATCGGACTTAAAGGCGGCTGTAAAGGCGAAAGCAAAGCCAGTACTTGTTAAAACAGGTTACGGCCTTGAAACCCTAGAGAAACTTAACACTTTTGCAAACAAAGATCTTAAAAAACAAACTGAAGTGTACGAAAACCTTTATGAATTCGCAGAGAGCTTAACGGCGCTTACTGGATAAATACAGTAAGGAGCTCCATATGAACAAGACCGTAACAAATCTATTTAAAAAGGGTGTTAATGAATCCATAAGCCTTCCTTCGAGAAGTAACTTCTCTTATAGAGGTAACTGGTTGGGTGTACACACTAATACTATCATGGATCAATTCCATGTTGGTCAAATAAGTAGTGCAATATACCAAATAACAGTAGAGTTTGATAGTAATAATAAAGAAATACTTCAACTTTCAGTTGTTGCAAGACCAGACTTAGCAAGTTACAATGTTTATGGACGTTCTTCACTAACAAACGATTTAATTAACATCAGTGTAACAGTAGATCAAACTATATGTAAAGTTATTGTTAATCCAGCAAGCAATATTTACGCAGGGGCAAAGTTAATCTTTCATGCTACATACGCAGAGACTATACATCAACTGGTATCACCAAGTGCCGTTGCTGATGTGAGTACTGACTCAGGAAGCATAAATACATTTGATGAGACTGGTGGAACATTTGATAATTCAACAGTAACATTTGATAGGACATAAGAAATGGCAAAAAGCATAATTAATATAGGTACAGCCGCTAATGATGGAACCGGAGATAACATCAGAGCAGGTGCTACCAAAATAAACGCAAACACAAACGAAATATACGATTCGCTAGGTGACGGAACTAGTTTAAAAGATTTGGTCAATTCAACTCTAGAACTTGATGTTCCTCCTGTATCAAATAAAGTTAACAAAATAAGTTTACTTTGTGAATCAACAGCGGCACTGAATGCAATTAATCCAGCAGATTATCATGGAGCAATACTACATGTACACCAAACAGGTAATGTTGTTGTTGCACATAGTAATCAATGGAGAAAATTGCTTTTAGATACAAGCGGCGGCGCAATTCCAAACTATACAGATCCATTAGCATCAGTAGCTTATAATGGTGGCATTGACTCTTTAACAGACGTAGACACAACTTCAGTAACGCCATTCACTGGAGCAGTTCTTAAATGGGATGGAGCAAAATGGGCACCAGGTACTGACGTAACAACTGGCGGAGGCGGAACAGACGCTGATACACTTGATGGTCAAGACGGTTCATATTATTTAAACTGGAACAACTTTTCAAACAAGCCTACTATTCCAGCAGTGTTAACTGATTTATCAATTGTTGACGGTACAGCTAATCAAGTATTACAAACAGATGGCGCAGGCAACTTTAGTTTTACAACAGTAGCATCTGGCGGCACACAAAATTTATTCGAAACATTTAACGGCGACAATGGAACTACAACTGCAAATAGTGCAACAGACTCACTTACTATAGCAGGCGGTACAAATATTAGTACAACTGTTGTAGGAGATACTCTTACTATTAACTATGCAGGTGATGCACTTTCCGGAGAAGCTAACCAGAATGCATTTAGTTTTGTACAAGGTGACAGCGGTATTGCAGAAGCTGATACAACAACTGACACACTAACAATACAAGGTGGCTCAAATATTACAACCACTGTTACTGGAGACACAATTGAAATTGCGTATTCAGGTGCGGCACCAACATTAGCTGGCCTAAGTGATACTAATATTACAACTCCTGCAACAGGCGCACTAGCACATTTTGACGGATCAGATAATTTAATAGATAACAACGAAATTAAAATTGACCAAGTAGCATTTCCTGCAATAACTAGATTAACAGTTACAGCGGCTGGCTCATCAGGTTACTTGTTTGATCAATACGGAGCAAATCAAGATCCTAGTGTTTACGCAATAAGCGGAACTACTATTGCATTTGATTTGAATGATTCTTCTTTAGGTAATCATCCATTCCAAATTGAAACAAGTGGCGGTATTGCATACAATACTGGACTTGTACATGTTGACGGTAGTGGCAATATAACTACAGGAAGTTCAGCACAAGGAAAAACAGACGGCACACTTTACTGGAAAATTCCAGCAAGTACAACCGGAACATATGCTTATCAGTGTACAGTACACTCAGCAATGCGTGGAAATATTGTGATCAAAGACATAGCAAGTATTTAAGGATAGATAATGGCGGCAGTAGTAAATACAAAAAAGTTTAAGTCAGAACAAGGATTTGAAAGTCCTAAGTTTACTGTTGACATTAACGGAAGACTTACTAGTGAAATACTAAACGTCAAACAAATTTTGCTAAACGGTGTTCCTTTTGTTGGAGCCGTTGACGATGGCGGCGATGATGATGGCGGCGGTGGCGGCGAAGCTGTTAATCCTTTTGAAAATATTGCAGACTTATCTGTAAACACATCCTTTAATGTTACACAAAGTAGTGTATCAAATTTAAGTGTTGCTAACGGTATAGTTACTGTAGCAAGTACAAATACTGGATCTATAGATAATATGGATATTGGTCAGACTACGCCTGGACAAGCAAAGTTTTATGAACTTGATATTGTTCCAGCAGGCGACAGTACAGCGGCAGTATTAAATGCAGACGGAGCAACTTTTAATGGAGGAATTACATTTACTAACGTTCCTTCAGTTTCAGTAGCACCTACAATAAACAATCACGTAACTACTAAAAGTTACGTAGACAGTCAAGCTATAGCTTTATCAATAGCACTTGGAGTATAAAAAAGAATGGCAAAGAAAAAGATAGAAAATTATGTGTTTAGACCTGGACTAGGGATAGACGACAATGCTTATCCAAATGCTTGGAGTTTAATTAATCAAAACTACAACTTTTTAAAGAAAGAGGTAGCGGCTTGGATACAAGCACAAGTTGATAACGGAAACACAGACTTCTTATTTAATCGAGCAAAGTGTATTAGAGACTTAGGATACATTACAGACGCTACACAATATGATATGGCGTTCGGAACAAATTATAATGCAATATTCCAAGGTACTATGGAGCAATATTCTATCGACATTAGTAATACTGTTGTCAATACTCTTGTTAATGCTAAAGCAAGATTTGCTGACCTAAGTGGTGTAAAAGCAGATGCAACAGCCGTAGCAAGATTAAACGCGGCATGGAATGAAGTAATTGACGTTGCACAAAACGGTTATCTAAGTGCAGATACAGTTACATGGACAGATCCAACTAGTGCAAACGTTGACAATGTATCAGCAAAAAATCAGCTTAACGCTAACTTAAACTTTATTGTAAACGATGTCAGTGCATATGTAAATGTTAACTATCCTACACTAGGTTACGATCAAGATTTATTTGAAAACGATATTAAAATTTTAACAATGGCCGCTACTTACGATATTATATATGGCGGAACTGCGGCAAGTTGGGACGCGGCAAAAGGTATGGTAACATACAGTGAAGTTGGTAGAGAAGAATACCAAACAGCAATGCTTGCGGCAATAGCACATCTTAAAACAATTGGTTTAGAAATTATTCAAGGTAATACAGTAACTCCGCAAACAGGTAACAACGTTGCTCAAGACGAAGATGGCGGTTCTGATATTGTTACTATTGGTAATATTAATTGGAATACATTAATTCAATATACAGCAAACGAAATTACAACAGCAGGATCAATTGATAGTATAACAAGAACAACACCTAGTATTGGTTGGGTAAGTGCAAGTTTAACAACTGCTTATAATGCTATTGATTCAAACCAAACAACTATTATTTCTGAAGTTACTCCAGAAGCGGCATACTCATATAACCAAGAAAAGTGTGAACGTGATACAGGCTTTAACCTTACAGCGTGGTTACATGATTTACGATATAATGGTAATGAAGAAACATATAGAATAGCAAGCACATATTGGGAAGGAAGTGTAGCTCAGGTTGATGGCGACAGACTTCCAGAAATACGTGCAAAAGAATTTACAAGAAACTTAATTAACAACAACATCTTAACAAATACTGCACAAGCTACGCCATATCAATCAGAAATAGCTCAAACTATTGATGTTTCTAAAACAGCAGAAGGAAATGGTGCAACTAGAATTAGTACACTTTCTGGAATAGTAATTGATGTTATTACAAATGGTCTAAGTAGTTTACCTACTTTAGAAAACAAAGGTTTAGGTCATATTAGATTTGAAGGTAATTATGATTTAAGTGATATACTTTTAATTACAAATAGTACACGTAACGAAATAATTTATAACTTTAGCGACCCTGCTAAAGGAGCAACACTAGCACTTAAAACAGATGACATACCTCGAGACAGTAGTGGTTATACACTAAAATACGACTTTACATCTGCAAACAGAGATGCTGATGATGACTTTAAAAAATATCTACAGATGACAGACGGTGTTGTTACACTTAATCTTAAGTACAATACATCGGCACATGAAACTACAGATGATGTACAAATTTATGTAGAAACTCCAGAAATTAGAACAAGACCATACGATTTTGGTACTGATGCTATTGAGCGTATGCGTATTGCTCCTCCATTGTCAATGCTTGACGCTGACTTTGAATATGGACTACAGCCTACTAAATGGTCAGCTATTGGTACACAGCGTGGTTATCCGAGTATATACGAAATTCCAGGCACTGATACAGAAGTACAATCAGTTGTTACAGACGCTTCAGCTGGCACAGATGGAATTGGTGCAAGTTTAATTACAGTTACTACACAGGGTTCACACGGATTTACTCCTGGTACTCCAATTACAATTAAAGCTCTTGAAGACAGTGTAGTCGGCGCAAGTAGAGCAGAAGGTAGTTTTGTTATTACTACTGTTCCTACAAATAATACATTTACATTTTTTGCAAAAGCAAAAGTTGGTACAACTAACGGTGATGTTCTTTCAACAACTTATACACAATTACGTAAAGGTGATTTTTATACAGGAGCGGCAGTTGGTAACCCAGCTGTTACTGTTGTAAGTAACGGTACTGCGGGTACTATGACACTTAGTTTAGCGGCTCAGACTGGTGAAAATAGATTAGCATTTACAGGTGATGTTCCAGAAATTGGCGCACCGATTGTTTATGCTGATATTCCAGAAGGCGCACAGGTAACTGGTGTTTCAAGTACTCCAAACGGAAATGCATTAGTACCGATAACTACTGCACCTATTAGTATAGGTGATACTACATTTGATGTATCAAGTACTACAGGTATTGTAGTCGGACTAGCGGCAAATAATGGTACAGGTGATGGTATTTTCGTAACAGACGTTACAGGAAATACTGTAACTATGAGTGGCGAATTTACAGCGGCACTAACACAAAGCCAACAAACTTATACAGCAGTTTCAGGAACAACAACAGCGGCCGCAGGTATTAACGCAGAATTTACGGTAAGCAAGGCTGGCGCAGTTTATAGTGTTGACAGTATTGATCAAGCAGGTAGCGGATATGTTACAGGCGATCAGATATTAGTATCTGGAGCAAACACAGGCGGCACAACTCCTGCTAATGATGCAACAATTACAGTTTCAACAGTTGACGGTAGTGGAGGTATTACAGCAGTAACTATCTCAGGTACAGCACTAGACGGTGCGATTACATATAATAATCCAACTACAACATATACAAACGCAGGCGGTAGTACGTTACCACAGATAGACATTACTTATGCAGACGGTGCATATGCTACTGTTACACTAAATTCACCGAACGGCAGTGCAGGTTATGCTGTTAATGATAGAATTAGAGTCTTAGGTAGCAGTATATTACCAGGAACTGGTGTAGACGGTAATCAAAGTGCTGGCGGTAACGATTTAGTATTTAAAGTAACAAGTGTAGACGGCTCAGGAAATATTACAGGTACAGCTATTGATACAGGCGACTGGTCAATAGGTACTCCACCGCCAGAAGATAGATCATATAACTTTAACAGCAGTGAATTAAGTTACACTGGTGGTTCAGGTTCGGGCTTTGAATTTGGTGTTACAGCATCAAGTGGTATTTACAGTGTAAATATTTCAGCGGCTGGTACAGGTTATACAACAGCAGACACAATTACTTGTTCAGGTGCTGATTTAGGTGGTACAGCGCCAACAAATAACTTAGTTTTAAGAATTAACGATGTAGGTGCAAGTGGTGAAGTAATAGGATTTAGAATAGAAGGCGCTGATGTATCATCACAAGCAACAGCGGCAGATTCAGGCGGCTTCTTTGGTAAAAGTGGTAGTGACTTAGCAGGCTCAGGTGCAACATTTGATATTGAAAATGATGGTGCGGCATACACAGTAACTATTGCTACTGCTGGAACAGATTACCACCTAGGTCAAACATTTGTTATTGAAGGAAGTCAATTAGGCGGATCAACTCCGGCTAATGATATAACCATAACTGTAACTACAGCAGGTAACTTAGGTGAAGTTGAAGCAATAAGTTCAGTTGGTACACCTAGCACATTAGCTAGTGTGTTTACGGGAGTATCAGGTACAAACGTTGCAAACAACGGATCAGGCGCAAGTTTAGATATTACAAGAACAGGTTCCGCATACGCTTCAGTAGCAGTTAATGTAACTGGCGGTACAAACTATAGAGTGGGTAATACTATTACTATTTTAGGTACTGATTTAGGTGGCGCAAGTCCAGCAAATGATGCCGTAGTAACTGTAACCGGTGTGTCAACTGGTGCAATTTCAACTGGATCAGTAACAGGTACAAGTATTGCAGGTGATAGTTTATCATTAGTTAACTCAGTTACAATGTCAGAATTTACAACTGCTCCAATTACAGCGGCTGAAGAGATTCCATTCGAAGCATTAGCAACATTAGAAGCAACATTTACTAACGCACACGGAGTTGTTCCAGGCGCGACATTTATTGTAACAGTGAGCTCCGATGATGGAGAAGGTGGTGGAACTAACAATCACTCATTAGCAAGTGGCGCATTTATTGCAACACAAGTTCCAACAGTTAATACTATTAGATACCCAGCAAGAGCACCTGGTGCTATAACAACTACAGGTAACGATAGTATTCTAGCTAACATCTACTTACGTCCAGACAGTTTCTTTATTCACAGACCATATGATGGTGGTGTTCAGTTAGGAACAGGCGGACCACAACACGGCGCACAAGCAATACGTCAAAGTAAGAAATATATTAGATACCAATCAGGTAAAGGTATTATGTACACAACTGGTGCACTATTTGCTCCAAGTTATGACATTGCAAGTGTTACTTCAAACGGAACAGAAGTTGGATCAACAATCACTGTAACATGTGATGATAACGATCACGGAATGCAGGTTGGCGGTAAAGTTAGACTTATAGGTGTAGAGACAGAAGGTTATAATGGTAATTACACAGTTACGCAAGTTGTAAACGAAAGAACATTTAAAGTTCTAGGTGTAAGACGTTTAGGAAGTATAGAAGCTACACTAGGATTTGCGGCTCAGGTTGCTGTAACAGGTTGGCACGGTGCAACTGTGCGTTCAGGTATCTTTGATGATCAAAACGGAATTTATTGGGAATACGATGGTTCTAATATTACAGTAGCACAGCGTACAAGTACAAAACAAATTGCAGGAACTATTGCTATTGCTCCTAATGCAAACCTTATTACAGGAACTGGTACTAAGTTTAGAGATCAGCTAAAAGCAGGTGATAGAATTGTTATCAGAGGAATGACACACGTTGTAAGTCATGTTAACAGTCAAACTCAATGTACAGTTACACCAGATTACAGAGGTGTAAATGCTGTATTAGCGGCAAAGGTATGTTTGGTAACTGATAAAAAAGTTAAACAAGATGAATTCAACTTAGATAGATTAGATGGTACAGGACCAAGCGGATATAAAATTGACATTGCATACATGCAGATGATTGGAATTCAGTACAGTTGGTATGGTGCTGGTTTTATTGATTGGATGCTACGTGGTGCAGATGGTAACTTTGTGTTTGCACACAGAATGCGTAACTCAAACGTAAACACAGAAGCATTTATGCGTTCAGGTAACTTACCTGTACGTTATGAAGTTACTAACGAAGGACCTCCAGGAAAACTATCAGAAAATATGTCAGACAATACTGCATATGTTCCGTTAGATGATGCACGTTTCTTCCCAACTAGTGGAACAGTTTATATTGATAACGAACTAATTGCATTTAGTAGTGTAGATTATGCACAAAATAGATTAACAGGATTGACTAGAGCAGTAAGTATGTTTAACTTCCAAGCTGGTGCCCAAAGACAGTACACAGCAGGTCCAGCAACAACACACGATAAGAAAACAGGTGTTGTACTTGTAAGTAATACTATTACACCACTTATATCACACTGGGGTTCAGCGTTTATTACAGATGGTAATTTTGATGATGATAGAGGATATATCTTCTCATATACAGAAACAGGATTGGCTATTAGTACTACAAGACAAACAGCATTCTTATTACGACTAGCACCTAGTGTTTCAAACGCTATTGTTGGCGACTTAGGTGACAGAGAACTACTAAACAGAGCTCAGTTGCTTATGCAGTCTATGGAGATTACATCAGATGGTGAAGACGGTAGTGGAAATAGTATCTTAGGCGGTATTGTTGTTGAAGGTATTCTTAATCCACAAAACTATCCATTGAATCCAGCAGATGTTGGTTGGCAGGGACTGTCAGGACTAGCACAAGGTGGACAGCCAAGTTTCGCACAAGTTGCATCAGGTGGTTCGGTTGTATGGAGTTCAGGAGATACATCAACTACTGCAACAGCAACAATCATTCCAAGAACACAAGTCAACGCACAGATGAATACATTCCAGTCTAATAGACGTAGAAACTATGCTTACTTCTACCCAAGTTTCTTAGACAAAAACTTAGTAGTAGGTAGTGAAGTTGACGATTCAAAATTTGCAAACGGTACAACAATTACTCAGATAACAAACCAAGGATCATATGTATTTGTAAGATTTAGTACAACTTCAACAAGTAACCTAGTAGATAACCAAAACATTACATTTGCTTTTGGCGGAGATTCTGATAACAGAAACTTTGCGTTGTTTACTGAAGCATCATGGACAGCAAGTGGCGCAAAATCTGGTACAGAACTTAATGATCCACCAACTGACCAAGGTGATATTGCGTTTCCAGCATCAACATATGTGTCTGGTGTAGAAGGACCGTTACTATTTGGTGATCCGGATGTACCGGGTGAATTTGTTAACTACTACAGAGTATCGTTTAACAATGCCGCAACAGGTACAGTTAGTCCAGGTGATGCATTTAACTTTGTGTTTAGACAACCTCCGTATGCACAGCCAGGTGAAACAGTATTTTCATTTATTGCTACGCCAGGTGAAAGATCAGATCTTGATCTAGGACAGTTAAAAGAATTAACAAACACTACACTAGGTGGTAGAGGTACATTCCCGAATGGACCAGATGTACTAGCAGTGAATGTTTATAAAACTTCAGGTGCGGCAGTTAATGCTAATATTATTATTAAATGGGGTGAAGCTCAGGCTTAATACTTCTTTACAGAATCACAAAAAAAGGAGCATTTATTGCTCCTTTTTTTATATCTAAATTTTAATTATTCTGTTTCGCTTTTTGGTTCTTCTGGAGTAGGAGTGTTTTCAACTGACTGTGAATCTCCTCTAACAATTCTATAATTATCTTCAACACTGTCCGCAGTACTAACTTCTGTAACACTACTTCCGGCTTCTAGTGCAATTAATTGATGCGGTTGTAATGGAGGATTGTGCCATGTATCGCCTTCTTTTAGTTCTAGTTCATTTAGTTGTGCATTAGATGTATCAATCCATTTTAATAAAAATCTTCCATTATTTACAAACCAAGTTTCGTCTTTTTCTTTATGAAAATGTAAACTAAACTTACTGCCAACTTTTTCAAATACCATAATTTTTCCACAATATTTGTCATTGGTCGCCCAAATTAATTCAAAGCCCCAACCTTTATCTACTTTACCTGTCAACTGTGTCATTGTTCTTTCCTAAAAAATAATGAGATACTAAATCTCCATTTGTTTATTATTGGCGCTCTAATACTATGTGGTATTTCACCGTCGAACCAAATAGCTCTATTTGGTTTAGGAGTACACGCAAATTCAATTTCTTTACCTGATTCCTGATCAAAGAATAAAGTTTCTCCGCCCCATTCTTGATTCCATGTTTCGTTAAGATATAATAAAAATACATTAGTATCTTTGTGTGTATGACTATAATGTACACTGCCTATATTGTCACAATTTACAATAGCAAAGTCAAATAATGTAGGCTTTATAAAATTTTTATACCTTTCATGTGTTAAATGTGGCAATATGTTAAGTTCGTTTAGTGCTTCTAAATCTAGTCTACTGTGCAGATAAACTTCGTCGGTAGTACGTCTATCACGCCAACCAAACTTAAATGGAGTTTGTTCCATAACAGCAACTTGTGCATGTTCAAAGCTATTATAATCTAATACATCATCGAACACCTGTATCATTTAAGTACTCCTCTACTGACCAAAATTTAGGTAGTTTAATATGTTCTTGTATTAGTGTCATATCTGCTTCTGTATATGGTTGATACTGGGGACGTAATGTTACTGGCATAGGTTCGTGTATTACTGTAGCATTCATTTTCTTTGCAAGCATTTGAGCAGTTTCTTCTAGATTAACTGCTTTTCCAGTTCCACAGTTAAATACACCGCTTACATCTTTTTCCATCATTGCTTCATGTATTTTACAAACATCGTATACGCAAATTAAATCTCTATGAAAGGTATCACTATCTTCGAACACAACAATACTACCGTTGCGAGCGGCTTGGTCTTGCCATTTACTAATCATGCTCATTTGGTTTTTCTTGTGTCCTTCACCAGGACCGTATACATTTGTATATCTAAATGATTGCACTAAATTTGAAAAATTTTCTACTCCGACATCTTTTATACTCTTGTCAATTAAGTATTTGCTCCATGCATAAGGTGTCTGCGGCAAACATTTTGAATCTTCTCTAAAGCCGTCAAATCCAGGACCGTATACTGCATTAGTACTTGCTAGTTGTAGATTAACTCCAAATTGGTCACATACTTGTATTAGTCTACTTGTAAATTCAAAATTTTGTTCCCAAACTTTATCTACATCTTTTTCAGTAGTATCACTTATAGCACCTAGATGTATTATCCAATCATAGCGAGTAACATCGGGTATAATGTTTGGTACCCAATCAAATCCGTCAACCTTATGACCTTTACCTAAAAAATAATAGACTAAGTTTTGGCCTATAAATCCTTTATGTCCTGTTACTAATATTTTCATTCATTCTCTCTATTGTATAACTTGAACTGTAGCCTTCAACTGTAGGAAATAGTCTAACTTCTGCTAAATCGTGTCCTACAACTTCTTCTATAGTATAATCTCCGCCTTTTACAATGTACTTAGGCTTAATTTGTTTTATTATATTATACGGTGTTTCGTCATCAAATACAACCACTTTTTTAACAAATGGTAAAGAAAAAAGAGTTTCGTATCTTGTTTTTTCATCATTGTAAGGTCTAGTTGCACCTTTTAATTTTTTAACACTTGCATCACTGTTTAAACCTACAATTAATTCATGTCCTAGTGTTGAAGCGTATTTCAATAATTCAATATGTCCTTTGTGTATTATGTCAAAACAACCATTTGTAAACACTGTTGTATGTTCGACATCATGTTTTGTAAGGATATATGTACCACTATGTTTTACACTTTCAGACGATCCTTTTACAGCAATTTTTAAACAAGTTTCGTAATCATATCCTTGTGTAAGTGCATAAACAAACCCAGCTAGAAAACAATCACCGGCTCCTGTTACGTCTGCTACTTCTAAATTGTCAACTGGGATCTCATAGTTTTTACCATCAATGTGTGCAATAACTTCTTCACCGGCATTAGTTGTAATAATATTACCCTGCCATTCATTAAATCCTAAATCATGGAATTCGTTGTAGTTAGGTTTTACTAACCAAGCATTTTCGTAGAACCAAGCATTTTCTTTTGGATCAACAATTACTTTACAATTATACTTGTTAATGTGTGCAATAATATCTTTTGCTTCATCTAACACACCTTTGTTGTAGTCACTTAGTACAACATAGTCGTACTGTGAAAAATCAGTTTCTTGTACTTGTTTTAGTACTTCCATTCCTTTTGCCGATGCATCATCGTCGATACGTGTAATATAATGTCCGTCACAGATTATTCTAGTTTTAACACTAACGTCTCCGGGTGTTTCAAACATATCAACATCAACACCTAGACTTTTTAAATTTTCATATACAAGTCCTGCGCCACCTCTTGTTTCTTTTTCATCAATGTAAGTTATTACAGGTACAGGTGCTTCTGGGCTGATACGTGTCGATGTCCCGTAGATATATTTGTCGATTATTACATCGCCAAGTACTAAAACTTTCATTACATGTTCCTTATATAATCTGTATTGTCTGGTAAGTCTTTGCTCATGTTATCAAAGTCTTGAATGTGATATGTGTATGCACTGTCACCAACTTGTTGATCGTTATTAAAAATAACTTCTTTCTCAGCAACTTCTGATGCAAGTGCACCTGTGCCTGCAAGTACATAACTCCATAATGGCCAGCCTGCACTTCCTTCTTGACGTGGGAATAATGTAGCATTAGGTACTCTGTGTTTACAAACTTCGTGCATGGATCTTACAAAGTCTGTGCTTGTTGCACCACTGTTAATATATTTCCAAAATTCTGTATCTTTACGGCCACAAGTATAATGTGCTACTAAGAAATCTTTCATTGTATCATATAAATGACCATTAGTTACATTGTATTCGTTTACTGTTGCTTCGTTACAAGTTATATCTCTTGTTGATCCTAACGAAGAGTAAATAAAATGTTTTAGTTGTATAATTGTTGTGTGTATACTTGTTGCTTCCAAAGGTTCAGCAAACGCCGCACACAATCCAATTGATAAAACATTCTTGATCCATAGTGTTTCTTGACGTCCACTATCAAATTTTATGTGTCTAATAGGCTCAACTTTACGTCCTATTGTTTGTTCTAGTTCTGCATGTGCTTGATCAGGTGTTACGAAATCATCACAGAATACATAACCACAGCCCCGTCTATTTTTTGTTGGTATTTGCCAACACCATCCATTGTTTTGCGCCCAAGCATTTGTTACAGGCTCAATTTTTTCATCGTCTTCATATGGTAATAAAAACGGCAATGCACCGTTTACAGGCAAATTCTCTTTGTAACTTTTCCATTTACCACCTACTGCTTTGATTAATACTTGATTAAAGCCACTAGCATCAATAAACATGTCGCCATTCACAGTATCACCATTACTTAATTTTACAGATTCAACATAACCTGACTCACCATTAACTTGTACATGCTCTACTTCACTATCAATATGTGTTACTGTGTCACATATTTTCTTAAAATATTGTCCAACTTTGTGTGCATCAAAGTGATAAGCATGGTTGCCGTTTGTCTGCACAAAACTATTTTTGTTATGATGTATTTTATAACCTAATTCTGTTGCAAGGTGCAAATAATCTTGTTCTCTATATCCTAAAGCGTGTTGAAAAACAATATCACAACGATCATTACTAGTAGGTGTACCATCAATTGGACCGATATAAAACTTGTTTGGATCTTCGTTCCAGCCAATATGTTTGATACCTAACTTAATTGTAGCATCGCACTCTTTAATAAAGTCTTGTTCGTTACAACCAAGGTCCCACATTTCATTTTGTACAATGTTTGTCAGTGTTCCTGTTGATCCTTCACCAGCACCAATAATACCAATTTTACTACTTTCAATACAAGTAACAGTATGTTCAGGACGTATTTTGCTAATCATAAGAGCGGCAAGCCAACCGGCTGTACCACCACCAACAACAACTATCTTCATACTAACGATCCTCCATCGCCACGTGCCGCATAGCGTTGCCACCAGTCTGCACCCATGTTTGTACTTTCAATAGCATCTTGATGGCTTATACTAGAACACATTCTAATATCTTCTGCGGCTAAAAATTGTGCCATCATAAAGTCTATTTCCATAGGGTTCAAATAACTTAGATCTTTATTAACAGGATAACCCATTTGAATTAACCATAACTGCCAATTAGGAGAATGAAATAATGTCATAGAGTCTACACTTGAATAAAACTTTTTAGTAGGATCTTTTAACCATGCTTCATACCAAATATGTTTATCTGATTTTACATGTGTTTCTTTTACAAAATTCCAAAAAGGTGTGTCCCATTTGCTGTCAGCATAATGACTATTAATAAAGTCAACAGCATCTTCATACCAATAGCCCATTTCTTCATTATAACCTTTAATATCTCTTTCACTGTACGCATATTGTGGAATACGTGCCGCAAGTTTTTGCACACCAATAGTCATACTTGCTAAACCTGTAGACTCTAATGGTTCTATAAATCCGCCACTTAGTCCTAATGATACAACATTATTTTCCCAAAAGTTTTCACTATAATAAGGAACCCAATCAATAACTTTCAGATCTTCTGGCTTGATTCTTCCTTCCCAATGATCGCAAAAATATTGCTTTGCTGTATCAATATCTGTAATATCTTTGTTGAATACCATACCGCTACCAAAGCGTGATTGTGTAGGAATTTTCCAAATCCAACCGTGATCAACAGCAGGACAACTTACATATGGCACACATTCTTTTTCTTTATCTTGATATTCTACATGACCTGCAACAGCAGTATTAGTAAATAATCTGCCCTCACCTAGAAGTTCTACACGCTTTGCTTTTTTCAAAATAGAAGCAAAACCTGTGCAGTCAATATAAAAATCTGATTCATGTTTAGTGCCATTTTTAAGATCTAAACTAGTAATATTACCGTCATTGTCTTTATTAACACCAACTACATCACTTTTAATTACATTTACTTTTCCGTGACAGTGTTTTTGCAGTTCTTGTACTAACTTACCAGCATCAATATGATATGCAAGTGTTTCAAAAGCACCCCACATGTCTAACTTATTATTCATTGTTGTATTATAAGTAGGCAATGCGGCTTGTTTAAAATCTAAATCCTGTTTAGTTGACCATAAATCGTACTGTGTACATGCCTTATCAAAATAACTTCTATTCAAATAAAACGGATGCCATACACTGCCTTCAGGATTTCTCCAACCAGGAAAATCAATACCTGCTTTGTAAGTTGCGTCAACACCTTTAAACCACTCTGGCAAATGTAGACCACACTGCCTTAGAAATTGAGGGAATGTTAACACAGTAGCTTCGCCTACTCCAATAGGATTGCCAACTTCTTTGTCAATAACTGTTAATGGTAAATCCCAAAAATTGTTTTGAATATATGCGGCCGCTAACCATGCCGCAGATCCACCACCAACTATTGTAATGTTTCTGAGTTGCTTCATTTTTTATCCTGTTCTAAATAATCTATAAGACTAAAAACTGTTTCGAATTTAGTTTGATTTGTTTTGCTCTGTAATGTATTCCGTAATCCCATATGTATAGGTTTTGGCCATTTTCCATAACTTACCCATGCATAGCCGTCGTGTTCAGCATTCAACTGAGGGAGGAATTCATCTTTTACAATGCACAAATATGTGTGAAAACTAAACTTTTCGTCTGTACTAATAAATGTTTCTAAAGGTATAGTTTTTAAAATATCCGGAATTTCACCAATTTCTTCGTGTATTTCTCTTTGTAATGCAGGCCAAGGTGATTCATTTTTACCATTAGTTCCACCTACTAACCCCCATACATTTTTCTGTTTACTTTGGGCACGATGTAATAG